CCCCTGAGACCGGGTAAATGATGCCGGCGACACTCGCGGTCATTGTCCCATCACTGAACACGAAGGCGGCAGGACCGGCAACGCCACCGATGCCGTGCGCGGCCGCCACATTCACCGCGCCCGTAGTTGGGCCAACATAAACCCACAATCCGGCAGGAATCACCGTGCCGACAACGACATTGGTCGGCGTCGTCCAGTTGATGGTGAAGCTGACCGGCCGCGGCGCCGGCGGGTTAGGTGGGCACTGGTACCACCACCACCACGGCGGCGACGCCTGGGGCGGGCAGCATTGAGGATTCCATGACGGCGTGCAGCATTGTTGTTGAGGCCACATAGCGTTTTCCTAACAGCAAGGCGGTAGCCCGGGCCCGGTGATCAACCCGGTTCCCGGCGCGCGCGATTCGGTTTCGAACGCCCATGGCGGCCGTGGATATGGATTCTGCTGCTGCCATGGCGTGCAGGCACGGGGAATGATGTTCTGAGGCGAGGTAAACACTGTCGGATACCAGCATGAACGGCCGCAGCATGAACAACAGCGCTGGCCCCACCACCACATTTCTTTGGACCTTTATGGCGACGGCGGAATGACCGGCCCCGGCGGTACACCCGACAACGGCGGGATCGACCAACTCGGCTGCGCCGTGAACGTCTGGCCGCCCGTGATGCCCTGGAGAATAATCCCGGTCGAGGGCTTCGAGCAAACCAGCTGCAGCGCCGTCAAGGTCAGGCCGATCGATGCAATCTGGCCTTGCGGAATGGTCGAATACCAGCCAGTCCAAGCAAAGTTAGCGTCTTCGTGAATTACCAACGTGATGTATTTAGAGTTAAACCCGATTGCCATGCCCTTGGGCATGTTGAGATCGAAGAAAATAGGAGTATCGCCAAGTAGAAGGCCACGAAAACCGCTGTTGACCGGGTCATCCTTGCCCCACCTCGATGACGGATCGTTGTTGTAGCGCTCTACGCTCATAAAGTCGGTCAGTAGTGTTGTCCAATCCTCGACCGACATGACCACGAAATCAAGCGCCTCGCCGCCGTTGTATTTCGGCGATTGCAACAACTGCGGAATGAAGGTGGCGCGGGTCAGGATGGCCCCTGCAGTTGGCACCACGAGCCCCGCCCACAACGGATAGGTCGTGCGCGACAGGCCGCCATAGGTCGGTGCCGTGGTGGCATTACCATAGGCATCCTGTAGCGAGAACATCTGCGTGACAGGCGGTCCGGGCGGGCCGAACAGCGCGCCAGCCAACTGGAACAGCGCTGAATTCTTCATGTCGTTGAGCTTGAGCATCAACCGTGAGCAGACGGCAATCGCGTCCTGCGTGACCAACTGCTCTAAACCCAGAGATGAAACAGGGGTGGCTAACGCGCATAAATTGAATTCTGCATTAACGGTGGCCGCCACATCAGGTGGTATATTAAATTGACCACTCGGTCCGATCCATGAAGACGCAACATACTGCCCCGTCTGTACCGGCTGCGTGTACGGAGACACACCGCCAGAGGCGCGGATGGCGTTACGTAGGAGCAATGCAAGCAGGGGGTTCTGCCGATATAAAAGCACAACCACCATTTGTGCAAACACACGGCGAACTGTTGCCTGGAGCTCCGTTCCGATTGTACCACCGGGGATTATGCCTGCGCCCAGGAGTGGCAATGTAGCCTCCCTACAACTTACAGTCTATCTGGTAAGACGGAATGGTAAGCCACCCTTAGAACTCCCCATTCCTTGCCCGCGCCGCGTCACGTTCTGCGGCTCCGAGAAGCTGGTTGAAACCCCACTTTTCCGGGTCCTTGCTGATTTCGGAAAATTCGTCCCGCTTTTCGAAATTCCAAAAACGCTGCGAGCCGGAGGTTGGCTCGGTCGGGCGTGGGTCTTTCGATGCCTTGAGAAGGGCGCCGGCCTCATAGTCGCCGATGTTGCGCTCGATCATCAGGTCTTCGAGCTGCTTCATGCCCTCGTCAGTAAACTTGTATTGGTCCTGCACCTTCTTGCGCAGACCTTTGAATTTCTCGGCGTCGGCGGCCTCGGCCTTCTTGCGCTCGGCGTCCTCACGCGCCCTTTTCTCCTCGTCGAAGCGCGCTTCCATCTTCTGCTCGAGGTCGTAACCCTCGATCTGCAGATTGGGATAGGCCTTCTTGATCAGCGCGCGGGCCTCCTTGCCGAATCGGGGATCGTTGTAAATTGGCTCGACAAAGTCCGCGACTTGTTTCCTTGCCATCAAGTGCGAAAATTCTTCATCCGAAAGAGTGCGGGGCATGGCTTAATTCGCGTTGGTTTTGCCGATCACAGAAGGCTGCAACGGAATGCCGCCCTCTAATTTCGGAACGCATTTCGGGATCGCACCCCATTCTGAAACCTCACTCTGCGTGTCGATTTGCAAAATGCTGCGCGGCGGCGTGGCGGGCGGTGTCGCAATCGGCGGGTCGTAGCTACGGTTCTGCGCCATGGGTAAGGTTCCTACGTGAGGACTACCCTAGGCTTAGCGCAATTCCTACGCGCCGGGAAGGGGCGTCGCGTCGAACAAGGGTAATCCAGCGACCGACCGGGGACGGGCGGCGCGAGGCGCTGGCATGGCTCCGGGCACCAGTTGCAGGGCCAGCAATCCACCCTTTGTTTCGCCAGCAATGGTGAAGCCGGCTTTAAGCCATGTCCATCCCCATGTCTTTTTGCCCCGGACAAGTTTGGGTCGCACTGCGTCGCGATCGATAAAGGTTACCATGCCCAAAGCCGGTGCTTCACCAAAATGTGCCAATGAGGCCGCCACTGCATCGCGGATCAATACGGAGGCGGTACCGGCCCCCTCAGAACGAAATGCCGAGCATACCCATGCACCAGCCCAGTCGTGCCTGACGAATTCAGCAAAAGGTGCCGATGTCACCCAAAAAGCGCGAGCACAAGTGCTGAGCAGCACGAGGCACCGCCCTGGCGGGACAAATTGCGGTGATTCTGGCTTTTGGCGATTGTAATGCCGGTCCGCTAGTCTTTTGGCGGCTGGATCAGCGCGGTGGGACAAGCACCATTTCATGCGCCGGGAAGGGGCGTCGCGGGGCTCGGCACTCCCGGCACGCTCGACCCAGGCTCCCCGCCCGGCTGGCCACCGCCGCCGCCGCCGCCGGCCGACTGGCTGCGGGACGACATGATTCGCTGTAGCAGCGCGTTTTTGATCACGTTGCGCAGGAGGTCTTGCAGTCCGGTCTGCTGCACGCCGGCTTCTGGCGCGCTCTGCGCCATGTGGCGGCCGAGCCGGCCCAGTGAGCCGTGGATGTCTTTCCATTGCGGCGAATTGGCCGGAAACATCTGCAGGGCTTGCGTCAGCATGCCGTGCGCCTGGGTGACCAGCATCATGCCCTGGGCCATGTTGCCCGGGCCCGGCGCGGTGACGGGTGGGCCCATTTGCTGCCGGCCGAGCATGGCCAGCACCGGACCGCCCCCCGGGGGTCCGCCTGGGGGTGGAGCGCCGCCGGGCGACGGGCCGGGACCAGCACCCGGAGATGCTGATTCGTCAGGTTCGGCGCCGGGATCGAAAGCGTTGGCCATAATTTCATCCTCAAACGCCGTCCTTAGTCGCGCGAGGGGACAGGGGCTGGGGGCCTTCTGTTGACCAAGGACGGCGGCCTTTTGGGCAGGGAGAGGCTACGCCTTTACGGGATGGTCCACAACGTCAGGGTGCTACCCTGTGCGATGACTGTGGCGGTGGCGTTGGTTATGCTCTGCGCCGCCTGCAGGTTGAACGTGCCGGCAGTGCTTACGCTTATGGTGCCGTTGATGACTGCGGTTGTGGCCGCGGCCGGGGTGCCGCCGGTAATTTGTACGTTGGATGCCAGTATCAAGCCATAAGCAGATACGCCGCCGGGTGCGCTGACAAGATAACCGCTGCAAACAAAACTTGAGTACGCCACCGTTCCCGCTGGGCCGACGGCAATTCCGCCCAGGTTGCCGCCCGATGATACTTGGATGATTGCTGCAAACGCGTAATTCGAGCTTCCTACCAGGGTGGCTTGAAGGCCTGGAATTACTGTAAAACTTGTGCTGGTGAGATTTACAGGGCTAGTCGTTCGCAAATAGGTAAAATTGGTTGGCCCGGCTGGTCCGGCCGGCCCTGTTGCTCCAGTCGGCCCCATTGCTCCGGTCGCCCCAGTTGCCCCGGTTATGCCCTGAGGTCCAATTGGGCCAACCGGCCCCACCGGCCCCGCCGGTCCCACCGGCCAATAAAACGGCGGCGGTTGTGTCTGCTGGCAACAGCACGGCGAACAGCCGCAGTTCTGACAAGTCATCAACATGGCTTACCTCCGGCTGCGTTTCATGCCGTGCCCGCCCTGCGGCATGCGTAACACATCACGCATGAATTCCTCGCTCTTCTGCTCTTTGGCCTGCTCGGCCTGCGCCTTCTGACGCTGCTTGAGCCGCGCTAGTAGCAGCTGTGAGCCGGGTGGGTGCAGCATGTGAATCAGGTCCTCGGCGTCGATGGCTCCTGCGCGTGCCAGCGCGATCGCGACCTGCCGGTTGTCCTCGGCAAAGGCCGGTGAGGCCGAATGCGAGTCGACTTCGACCTGGAAATTACCCGGCAGATCGCCCAGCGTAAACGAGGTGCCTTTTTCCGTCGTGTAGATCGACGGGTCCATGGCCTGCATGATGCGCAGGCACAGATAGCCCGATTGTGCCAGTTGTCGTTCTAATCGTGCGGCTTGATCAATAAGCCGTGGCGAAGAAGTTCTAACCAAAGTCTGGGCGTGAACTCCCGCGCGTACTCCGGGCTCTCCCTGCCCTCCCATAATTGGACTGAAACCAGCAGCTTCGTCGAAAAGCTTGAACAGGAAGTCGAGTTCCTGGAGGTAGTTCTCGGGCGGCGGCTCGAGCAGCTTTTGCGACTTGGCGTTGGGGTTGGGGTCATTGATAAAACCGCCCTCGTTGATGATTTTGAAATATTCCTCGGTCGTGACCGAGGTGAATCCAGAGAAAACCTGCGGCGCGTTGACGTTGCGGTCCCACATCACTTTGAGATCACGCAGGCGCTTTGACAGGATGTCCTGCAACATCTGTACGTCGGCAATCAACGACCGGCCCCAGAAATAGCCCGGCGTGGTCTGTGCCTGCAGCTTGACAAACGGGTGATGGCCGGGAATGCGCGATAGATTACGCCGTGTCAGGTCGCCCTCGATGATGATCGGCTGCGCCCCGTACACGAACTGAATCGTAGTGTAGTCATTATGCTCGTTCTTGACCCACACCTCACAGTGCTTGACGGTGCGTAACAGTCTCGTATTTGGCCGCCACGGCGTCGGTATCGGAAACACGTTGACGATGCCCGCAGCCGATGGTGCAGCGCCGACATCGCCGACCGGGTGCAGCCCGCCGACCACCATCTGATGAAAATAGGTCGGCTTCTCGCGGTCCTCATTCCGCGTCGGCTCTTCCTCGATCTGGGCGATAATCTCCCTGGTGCGCGGATGATGTATTTCCTCCAGCATGGCGCGCAGTCGCGACACCGTCGGATAGCTGACGTGTACGAAAGCCTCCTGCTCGTCGAGGTCGAGCGTGGTTTCCGACAGCACACCGAAATTCTGCGGATGAACGGGCGCGATCTTGAAGGTCTCGTCGTGCGGCAGGTGCTTGAGGAAATGGCAACCGTTGACGAGATTCCAGGTGTTGGCCTCGGAGAAAGTGACGTCGGAATCAGTTGATTTGTAATCCGCCGTGAGTTTCTCGGACACCGATTCGCCGCGCTCGAGCACGTCCTCGGGCTCGCTCGAATCAAACACAATGGCGAATCTCACGTCAGTCGGCTGCATCAGAAAGCCGGCCAGCCGGTCGATGAAGGCCTTAGACTTGTTGTAGATCGCCGCGTTGGTGCTGTAGGTGCCTGTGTAATAATATTGCGCGGCCCTAGTCATGACGAGACCTCTTTCTTCGGAGGTCGCCATACACTCGTCGCAAATATCTTTACACCATTCTTTAAAGACGTCCGGTTTGTTTGGGATTCTGAGCATGTCACGGGTACCTTTGGCTCATGATGTCAAGAAATCTGCCAAGCTCTTCAGATGTTAGTCTGCGACGCCGCGCCTCTACGATCAATTGATCGTCGCTGATATGGAGAAGAGGTTTACCGGCGCGGTTGACCTGGTTCTTGACGATGTCTGCAAGACCTGATTCCATTTCTGGAAAATGCGGCAGGTTTTCTACCTCGCGCCTTGCTGCATCTTCATCAAGAAAATGTCTGTATGGTATTGGCTGCTCACGACCTTGTTTTGCGCCAGTTCCGCGGAAGCCGCTAATCGTTTTTGATTCTGGAAATTCCTTCAATAGTGCATGCCCAAGCCCAACCTTATCTTCTGGAGAAAGTGACCACGCTCCGAAATTAAGTCCTTTAGCCCGCGAACCAGAAGGCAATGGCGATGCCTTTTTGGAATACAAGCCCCAGATATGAAGGTGCCCGTCTGGGTCCATCCAAACACCATTAAGATCGGCAACAATATTATCATTGTGATCTAATAAATGATAACTGCCATATGTTCCCGTCGTCATTTCCTGCGGCACCAATTTATACATTCCAAACTCGGTCGGGCCAGGAAGCCCTTCCGAGAATGATTTCACCAAATTAACTAAATCCTTGTGATTGATGAGCCACTCGTTGGCGTTACTCATCCATTGCGGCGGTTGTTGTCCAGATTCCTCAATAGAGCCCTGAAGGGTACCGGGGTGTCCCGTCTGCGGGGTTTGATGCACGTCCCCCGGTAATGGTGATGGCTGCCAATGCTGCTGGGCAAGCTGATTCAGTGACGGGTCAATCGGATCGAGGGGCATTAGGCTTGTCCCAATTCATACTCCAGAAATCATCGATGTCTTTCATACCCCACCTTGGATACTGCGGTAAAAGCTTGGATTGCCCTGTGATGTAATCCATCATCTGTGGAAACATCCATTGTCTATCTTCGTCTTTCATGGCTCCATTCCACGCTCGCGCATGATCTGTCGCATGGCCTCGCCAATCTCTTCAATGGTGTAGTCGCGGCGCGGCGGCTTCACTCTGGCATCGCGCGGCGGCGCCGGCGCCGGCTCACGTTGTAATTGCTCCATCCTTCTTCGGATGTCCACGTTGCCATAATCTTTGTCCGGCGAACGTTGTTTTTGGAACGATGGGCCGTCGGCTTCTTCAAGCCGCCATTTCGGTTTTCTCGCCAATTCAAGAAGTCCCCGTCCCATTCGCGCTCCCAGCGGCAGCTTGCCGAGCGGTGACAGAATATCGGCAATAGTCAGCGTCTTGTCGAGAATGTCCGGCAGATTCTTTTGCGAGGCCGGATCGTATCCCCATCGTTGTTGGTGCTCGATCATGCGTTTGTACCAGTCGGGTTGATCACCATGCGATGGCAATGGCGGCTGCTCCGGCAGCGGTTCCGGCTTTTGTGGTGGGCGCGGACGAGGTATCGGTGTCGGCTCGCCCAGATCACCCTTTGGCCGCGAACGCGGCATGGCTCCGCGTGATCGTCCCTGCTCGCGGAAAATCGCATTTTGCAGCCTGGCGAGTTCTACCGGATCGTCAAGGTTGGGAATATCGTGCGGCTTGTAGCCGCCGATCTTCATGACATTGCGCGCCCAGTCGGCATGACCAGAAGGAGAGTAATGCCGGCTCATTTGCGGAATGGTCATGCCGCGATAATGACGTTGTAGAAGATCGCCATGCGCCCGCGCTCCGCTGTACCAATCGGGAAAGATGGCAAAACCCTGCTCGTCATACCCGGTGGCGCCGTAATGGGCGGCGTCGGGGCCATGCTTGAGGGCGCCGGGATTGTTGTTGCGGCCGGCGCGCGTTTCCAATGGTGAATCGTTTGTCAATTTAAGTAGGTCGGAGGGCTGTTGCGATAGTGCTGGGCTGCGGGGGATCGGTTGAATTAATTCGGAGGCTTGTTGCGGCGAAAAAGCTGGCGAGCGGGGAATGGGCCTGCCCCAGTCACCGCCTGCTTGTGCAATCAGTTCATCAAGCGATGGATCGAGTTGGTCCGGCATTGTAATAAGCCTTAATGTCGTTCAGGTACTGTTCCAAAGCCTTGATGTAGTCCTCGTCCACTTCGCCGGGGCGGTCTTTAAATTTGAACTGAGGCATGGACGGCGTACGGACGCCGCCCCTGCCTTCAGGAGTCCATTTTATGTCTCCTGATTTGTTAAGAATTTTAAGGTGCCTGCTGACGCTTCCCTCATTCTTACCGAGTGCTCGCGCCATCTGCGTCAAAGACCAGCCTTCCTTAACCATTTGTTGATATTTTTTAATCAACTCAGGGTCTTTTTGTATCTCGGTGGCTTTTTGTTGCGTGCCCAATTCTTCAGATTGAAAACGTCTAACTGTACGCTCTCCTATTCCCAATTCTTGAGCTATCTCACGCTGATTTTTTCCCTTGCTCATCAATTCCATTAATCGCTGCACATCTTCATGCCGCTCTTGAAACGCTGGACCGCGTTGATTGGCTAGCCCACCATATTTTGGTGCCGGCCCCGCGCGGCCGATCATTGGCGCCGGCTTTGGCAATCGTTTGAACGTCGGATCAGACGGCGGCGGCGGCTCGTCGGCCATAGCAAATTGCTGACCAGACAGAAAATTATCAGGATTAGGGAGCAAAGACTGCCGTTCCAGCTCCGGCTGCTGCCGCATCATCGCAAGCTGATCAAGTGTTGGATCGGGCATGGTGTCACCACAACTTGATCATTCGGTTTCGTTTGCTATTGGCAATCAAATCCGGCTCGGCGCCGCTCGCAAGATTGGCCTGTAGCACGTCGAGCCCGGACCCATACTTGAGCCGTGATTGCCGGCCCACCGCGATCGCCTGCTCGAGCGCAGCATTGGTGTGCTGCCACTGGCTCGGAGTGACTGGTGTCGTCTGGTCCTTGTAGCGCACCGACGGCGTGCCGTCCTGGCGATGCTCGCGTTGGAAATCAGCGGCATGATAGTCGGTGGTGATGATGCTCTCGGCAATGTCATGGGCGCGAGTGCCGATCGAGCCGGTAATGCCGAAAGGCTTGAATTCCTGTTGCGTCCGAGCCGCGCACATCGGGCAGTCGGGTTCAGGGTCGTCCCACTGCTCGGCCGACAGCGTCACCTCAAGCCAGTGGTTGCAGGCTGGACACGCGAAGGTGCGGACGATGGGCATGTCATGGCTCTGAGAGCGGCAAACCACCCGACGTGACGGTTGCGGCGTAGAGCATGCCACCCGCGGTGACGCCGGAGATGGTTGTGCGCGGGAAGAACAGCCAGATATTGCCGCCCTGATCGATGCCGAGCCGGCTGGTCTCAATGCCGCCCGTGGCTGACGTCGGCGGCGTGGCACTGACGACGACCGTGATGGATAGCGGAGTGACGGCAGGGGGATCGACCGCGCCGCCGGCCGGAACTGTAGTGTCTGCCATTAAAACTTCTCCTGTGTTTATATGCCACATAATCCTTCGCAGTCATTGCCGAAGAGGTCAGGAGCTCTGTCGAAAGCGACTTGCGACAATGGTATCATAGAACGATGGGCGTATTGACTGCCTTTAAAACCAGGTTGATGGCGGATTGCCTCGTCCACCATAACAGCTTCGGCCATTTCTGCCTTTGACAGATTGCGCCATTCCTCGTCGGAATGAAATGGGCATCCGATGCACGATGACCGTGGTGCGTCCCAGCCGTGTCTTGTCAGCCAGCCACGGCAATCGTTGCGATTCATGCCACGCTCGATCAGCGGCCAGCGGTTAACGATGTACTGCACTTGTGACGGTTTCATACGAAAGGCTTCATTGGTCGAAATGCCGATCCACATTTCTGCGCCGCCTTTGGGACGACCGCCAAGCATGGCTACGATCTGTTTGCGAATTGGCTCAACCTTGTAATGCGTTGTGCATTGACGGCGACCCATGCCTTCTGACCCATCAGGATTGCGGATAAACCAGGGGATTGCGGCAAGGCGTTTGCCTGACGTGCGTTTGCTTGCGCCGACAATGGCGTCGTCGCGTAGGTTGCCGGCACTCACCCGGATGACGGGGAACGGCAATGCGGCTTCCAGTTTGGCGAGATGCCGGTAGACTGCCGCAGGCTCCCAGCCGGTATCAGCAAAGATTGCTGCATCCGGGGAGGCAATATCGCCGCCTGCGGCCATCAGTGCCAGAGTGGTGCTTTGCACGCCAGCACCCAGCGAAATAATGCGGATCAAAATTTCTCTCTTCGAATGTACGCCTTGCGGTTGATTGCGGCGATCTTTTCAGAAAACGCGAACGACAGCACTGTACCAGCATTTTGCGGCGGCCGCTCCCCCTTGACGCTGTTCCAGGAATGGTTTCTGGCCACCAGCATAGGCCGCCGCCATTCGACATAGGCGTGATGCGCGAGCGCCAGGGAATCGACTAAGTCGTCGTTTTCCCCGGTGTCGGGCCCGGCGCCAAGCCAGCCCTCGTCCTCGATGATGGCCTGTATTTGCGCCAGCAGCTTGGGCGAGCGCAGCTCGATGCGGTTGGGAACCATGATCGAGTCACGCAATTCTGAGTAAATCTGGTGCTTGTTGTCCTGGTTGGCCTTCCAGGCGATCACGTTGCCGGCCCCGCCCATGGTGTCGGCGCGCCGGTACAAGAACCAGCGGACGGCGCCGATCATGTCCTTGATGCTTTGGCCTTCCGGGTGCCCCTGCAGAATGCCGCGATCGGCCAGCTGGCGCAGATTTCGTACCTCTGGCAGCACCGCGGCGCCGATCCCGGAAACTTCCAGATTGGCGATATGATCGCGATAGGCTCCAGCAAGGTGAGCCAGCACCCAAGCCAATTGATAAGTCAGGGGCCTGTTAGTTTGAAATTCGGCGACCTGCACGCAGCGGTCCGAATAGCAGCGCAGCACCTCAATGGCGTGGTCATTGGCCTCGCCGCCGCCACCGCCCGAAGGGTCAACGCCAATGACGTAATAACCGCCCGGCTCGGGCGGCTCCCACACCTTGAGCATGGCCTCTTCGTGATTGTTGACCTGCTCGATGCGAGAGGCAAGGAATTGCTCCTCGAACAGGTATTTGTAGCCCTGATAAGGCGGCGAGACAGGGGTAAGAGACTCAACGATCTCGAGTGTGCGCTTGGCCGGAAAAAAGCCGGACCCCGACGCAATGAAGCATTCCTTTTCCGTCCACGGATAATGTCGCAGCATGTATTCGTCTTGACGGAATTCGGCCTCGCGCCGCCACCACGCTATTTGCTCGGGCTTGATGGTGACTTTGTAGTTTTGCTTGACGAAGCGCGCGCGCGTGATTTCTTCTTCTGTGAGTGTGCCGCCATCCCAGTAAACTTTGAAATCCGGATCGGTTCTAGGGATAACGTACGTTGGATTTGCCCAGAATCCGATAAATATAAAACGCATATGGCGGTCTTGCTTGGCTTGTTGGACATGATTGTAAAACCAGTTGAAGCCATTGGCGACACTCTCCCAGATGTACAGCCGGTGCGGGTTGAGCCGCGCCAGCGACGCCTTGAGTGATTCAACGCCGGGGAGACTCCGCCAGAGCGAGCATTCAGTTGCGTGCATCATATTAAGGGCACGCGAGGCGCCCAGATCGGGATTGGACGCCGCTGCCAATAGATCGATTGTCGATCGATTGGCAAACACCATGCCGTTTCGATTGTTGGTGATGATACGGTGATCAGCCCCGCGCCATTCATCCGGTAATGTTTCGAGCAGGGAGGCAAAGATACGACGGAGACGTTCAAGATTGTCAGTACGATCGGCAATAATCGCGCCCTGGACCCCCGGATTAGCCAGAGCCCAAAATAGCTCGATGACTGAGGCAACGGTTGTGATGGCCATTTGCCTACTTTTGAGAATAACGAATTCATGGACATCCTCCTGCAGGCCACGTGCAACCGCATCAATCACAAGACGCTGCGATGGCCACGGCTCGACGTTAGTGCGACCACTTTCTTTTGTGTCAATTTGAACGGAAGTTAATAAATCGTATAATCCTTGCCGAATTGTAGGCATTTTTCAATCCTTGCCTTGCCGCGCAGGGCTCCGACGCGCCTCGCCTTGCAGTGCCTCGCCGTGCCTCACCATGCCGCGCATGTTAGTCCTCTGTCTCACGTGGCGGCATTTGCCGGCCAAGGCTATACCCGTGACCGTCACGACTTTTGAATTGACCGGCCAGCAAACGTTGCCCGGCCTGCAGCGTCTCGACTTTTTCGCCGTTCTGCTTGAGCTCGACAGCGAGGGCCTTGAGCGTGCGTTGGGTTGCGGTGACGGCCTGC